TCCGGTCGTCTGTTCCCGGTGCACGTTGATGCTGCGCCGAAGGTTGACCGTGTTCCCTTTGATGTCTCCATACCATAAGCCAATCAGCTCTCCGGGACGCAGGCCGGTGGAAACGGCAAAGCGATAGGCATAGATATACTCGTCAAATACCGGCTTTCCGTAGTAGGTACGGGTATCTACGCTAAACAGCACCTTCAGAGCGGTGGGCTGAAGAATTGTGCGTTTTCCCATTCTCGCATTCTTCGGGATAGACAGATCAGGATGCAGTGTCGTGTACTTGTTCCTTCTGCACCACTTGACAAAGGCCGTTTCCGCCGCCCGAATCGTCATAAGCGTTTTGCGGCTCAATGGCTTGTCTGAAATCGGCTTGCGCTGGTTCTTCTTCTGGGATCGCTTCCGAAACGAAACGTCGATTGCCTTTTGAAGGTCGCCCTCGGTCAGCTCGTCAATGCGGATGTTCCCGCAGGTCGGCAGGATATAGCAGTCCCCGTAACGCTTGCATTGCGTAACATAGGATGTGCCACAGGTGAGCTTCAGCTCTTCCACCCACTCTGAATAAAGGGCGCTGACCTTCTTTTTTCCGTCTCTGATGCTATCATCAAGCCATGCATCCGCTTTTGCGTTTGCTTCCCGTTGTCCTGTTCGGCCCGGCGTACTGCTGTAAAAGCGCTTGCGGGTGCCGTTCTTCTGAACTGCGATGCACCAGCGCTTTTCCTTTTCGACCCAAAACGCTGTGTTCGTTCTCTTTTTCATCGTTCTGCTCCTTTCGGTTGAAATTGCAAAAGCATCAAATTTTTTGATATTTGTTGACAGTAACAACCGTTTGATGTAACATATGGTTGTGAGCAGTTGTTTTGTGAGCTTTGGCGAGGTCAACAAAACAAAAAATGGAACCATGGAGGTAACACGCAGATGCAGGATAAAACGGCTGTTCTCGGAAACACCCCGGGTGTTGAGGAGGACGAGCGATACATTGAAAAGGCGTACAGAACTCTCTCAGAGGATAACCGCAAAAAGCTGGAAGTATACGCTGCCGCGCTGCGAAGAACCCAGCTCGCACATGAAGGGACTGATTGAAACGGTTCCTTTATACATTGGCCCTTCGGCTTTGCCGAGGGGCCTTTTATTTTCCAGCCAGTTCAAATAATTCAGCGCTTGCTTCGCCAAGGGCTGTCTTTTGCCGGTCGCTCATATAAGAAAGGTAGGGTTCAAAAGCCTGATGATACTTTGCTGCCCAGTTTTCCTTTGCCTTTGATGTCTTGAGCGTCAGTATTTTGTTAGAATACTTTATCTGGGTTCGATGTATAAGTTCTTCTATTGCGCCATCCCTGAAGTCTAAATCTGTGTATTTGTTCAGCGAATCGGTGGTAGCAGCATTCACTCCGTATTTTTTACAATCTTCAAGCATCATAAGCCGACCAACGCAAAAATCGTATCTCATAAAGAACGTTGACGGTTCAGTGGTTGACGAGAGGATTCTGGCACAATCTTGAGCCTGTTTCAAAAGCTGAGGGGCTAATATCCTTGCATTCGCACGAGAGTTGACAAGATCCATTTGCCCCATCCACTCAGGATTTGGTGAGTATTTTGAACGTTCATCTTCTTCCGCTGCTTCAACAGCCATCTTGCCAATGACCTTTGTAGCCTTTTTCAACCATTTGAAAATTCCCATTGTAAACTCCCTATAAAAAAGAAAATGGAAAACAAAAAGCAGGGCTTGCGCTCAGCAAACCCCGCTCTTACAAGTGAATGATATTCTACGCCACATGGCACCCCGTCATTCCCGGAGGATAAACATAGAACGAGGATTAACTTTTGTTTTCTTTTTCAAACTGAGCTTTGAGCAGTTCGTACATATTGACCATTGGAAGCTCGATTTTTCCATGATTAAGAACCATAGAGGACATAACCTCCATTTTTGAACGGGCAATGCCATACACCGCTGCAGAGCCGTTGAACCACAATTTTGTTTCAAAATCTTCGTCAGGTACGCTCTTATCAATCATAAACTTGCCGTGTATAACCATGTGATACTTGCAGGAAGCTTCTGAGCCATCCTGCAATGAATAAACGCCGTCAAGAATGAGCCTGACATAAGCAGCCTTCTTAGAAGGATCATCAATTGGAACTTGCTCACTGATAGAAACGGAGAGCTGATGCGTTAATTCACACTGCGACACAGCATCAATGATATTATTATCAAAAGAGCATTCCGTAAGAAAGCTTCCAAGATACTGAATGTCAGCTTCAAACTGCTTTGCATCCATTGTGTGCACCTCCTGTTGGCTTTTTAGGTGTTTCAGGGAACCGAATCAACCTTGACGAAGAAAAGTCAGGCGTTTTAAAAGCTGTGTTGTTTGCAGCATCAGACTTCACATTTTCAGGTTCGGTGGACATGATTCTTTCATCGGGCTTCAAAGGGCACTGTACCGACAGCCCCAAAGCATCAGCAATGTCAATCAAAGTGTCGATGGTATAGTTGCAATCCCCGCTTTCCCAACGGGAAACAAGGCTTTGTTTTACCCCCATTTTATCAGCAAGATCTTTTTGCGCCCAGCCTTTTGCCATGCGGGTGTCGTGTATCATTTGCTGAATTTGGATATTTACAACGGCCTTTGCAAGTTCGGCAGTAGTCATGTTTTTGGCTATGGCAGCGATAAGGTCAGACAATGTTGTTCTATGAGACATTTTCATTCTCCTTCCATAAGTTCTGCAAAACGCGTTTTAGCAATAGGTGTGTGGGTACTGTATTCAGTGTTTTTGTGTCCTTGTCTTTCGTAGAAAGAAGATAGCAAGTATATTAAACCATCTTTATAAACAAAGAAAACCCGAAGATTTGAAATTCCAAGTTTGAACCTCATAGCACAAAGGTTCTTTTGCCCTGCCAAATGTTCGATCGGTGCACCCGGAGGGCCAATTGCGGCTTCCCCATTTTCCACAAGCTGTTGAATATACGATGCTAAACGTTTGAAAAACTTATCCTCTGAACCTGATTTTGCAAGTAAGCCAGCAAGCTCATCTCGGAAAACATCATGAACAATAACTGAATTTCCATATTTTGCAAGCAACATCACTAGTTGCAGCAGTGTTTCAAGATCATTCAATATAACCACATCCTGTCTGCGCCTATGCTATTATATCACTTATAAGTGATATTTACAACACTTTTGTACATTTTTACACTATTATTATAGTAGGATGTCTGCGCTTTAAGGTTTCTTTTCTTCTTTTTCCTGCCCAAGCAGGAGCAGCTCTGCATACTCTCTCAGTTTCCGTATACTTTCGGCATTCAAGCCCTCCATCAGGCGGTCAACGTCTGACTGGGGGGCTTTTTCTTTTTGCTCAGGGGCAGCCGGGGCGAGTACAGGGGAAGGATCATCTGTTTCGCCGTTGAGGTATGCTGCGCTGGTGTTCAACTCTGCAGCCCACACCTCAAGGATTTCGGGCTTCACCTTTTTGGTGCGCTTGAGGTTGCTGCCAGCTTTTGACGGCAGGCCAACAAGATCATAGAGGTGTGACTGCATCTTCCCCTGCTTCTTGCACAGGTCGTAAAACCTATCATACTGGAATGTTCCATAATCGTCACTTATCTGCATGTCACTGTCTGTTGCAGAAGGATCATCCGTCTTTCCAAGAAGGTAGTCAACAGACGTTCCAAGCGCTGTTGCAAGTGCAGGGAGGTACTTCACAGGGACATCTGCATCGCGGCTTGTTGCGTTTGCCAGATATCCTGAGCTTTTTCCGATAGCTTGGCTGAGGAATGAAATGGATACTCCATTCTTGTCGGCAAGATCGCGAATCCTCGAAATGTTCCCCATAAATAGCACCTCGCAATAAAAATTTAATGAAGAATAAAAAAATACGAAAAAATAATAGAAAACTATTTACAAAATAATTGGATAGTAGTATAATTGCAAATGTAAAGAGCAGATATCCTACATAAATAATACTACTATATCAGTAAAAAATCAACAAGCGAGGTACAAAACGATGAAAGACTTCAACCTGAAAATCTCCGAGATCAAAAAAGTCGAGCGGTTCGCAGCCAAGAAATCTGGCAAGACCTGCTTCCTTGCAGCTATGAGCTATTCCGGCGCTGATGTGTTCGGTTGGCAGGATGTGCTCTGCGAGATGGACAGCGCCGAGAGCGGCGAGTATGTCAGCACCGTTCACCTTTGCGTTTACATGAACGACCGCCGCCGGTCTTATGTGGCCCGCGTAATGCCCACTGTTTGATGATGAAAGGATGGCTGAACATGAACGCACTTTCTATCAACATCCCCGCCAACTTTGTTGCAGACTGCAATAACACCTTAGCGCGGTACTACGCCGCCAAGACCGATACCGAGCGCCTGGCGGTCCTTGACCGTCAGACTGTTGAAGGCCTGTGGTGGGCAATCAAGTTCGTCAGCAAGCTCTGCACCCCCTTCATGAGCGACAGGGAGCTGAAGCACGCAATCCGTCTCACTCACTTCCGTGGCTCTGTATGCCCGGAGTTTAAGGCTTGAAAGGGAAATCTATTGACCCGCCTGATGATGGCTGCCCGGCAGCAGCCGAAACCATTCCGGTGACTTCACCGGGATGGTCGCGGGAGCCACCGCACAACACAATAATTTTTGGAGGTACGAAATATGTCTGCAAATGTTGAAACGATGTTCTATGTCCGGGAGAAGCCTTGGCACGGTCTAGGAACCATGGTGCAGGAAGCGCCCACCAGTGCTGATGCCCTGCGTCTGGCCGGTCTGGACTGGACGGTTGAGGCCCGCGATATGTGGCTGAACGGCGGTTATGAGCCGATTCCCGGCTACAAGGCGAATGTGCGCAGCTCTGACAACAAGGTGCTGGGCGTTGTCAGCGACAAGTACCGCATTGTGCAGAACGCTGATGCATTTGCCTTCACGGATGCCCTGATTGGTGGCGATGTCCACTACGAGACAGCGGGCAGCCTGCTTGACGGCAAGAAGATCTGGCTGCTGGCAAAGCTGCCCGATTCCGAAATCTGCGGAGATAAGACAGAGCCGTATGTCTGCTTCTCCAACACACATGACGGTTCCGGCGCTGTCCGCGTCTGCATGACCCCTGTTCGGGTGGTCTGCAATAATACCTTGAACCTCGCCCTGAACACGGCACAGCGGGCGTGGAGCGTGCGCCATGTGGGCGATATCAGCACCAAGCTGGTGGAAGCGCAGCAGTGCCTTGAGATGGCCGGAAAGTACATGGACGCTCTGGCTGAGCGTGCAGATCAGATGGCAAACACCACCGTATCTGACGTGCGCCTGCGGAAGATCCTTGACGAGCTGTTCCCTGAAGCGGATGACATGAGCAACATCCAGAAGCGCCATGTGCAGGAGATGAAGGACGGTTACATGGTCTGTGTGATGGCCCCCGACCTTGCAAAGTTCCGCAATACCGCATGGGGCGCGGTGAACGCCATGAGCGATTTTGTTACCCACAGCGCTCCTCACCGTAACACGAAGAACTATCAGGCCAACAACTGGAACAACGTCATGGGCGGTCATTGGCTGATCGATGCCATGACCAAGGCCGTTTCCCGGTAAATCAAAAGGCTGTGCTATCTGGCCTTACGGGCGCTTTTATGAACACACAAAAGTATTACGCATGGTATACCGTTTGGGACAGAAAAACGGGGCGGCTGCTATGCAGTGGTCGCCCGGCAGACTGTGCAAAAGCCCTCGGCTTTGCAAGCAAAAAATCATTCTGGGCCAGCATCAGGCACAGCCAAAAGCGCGGGCACCAGCGGAAATACGAAGTTCTGCGCGAGGAAATCAGAAAATCGGAGGTTGATTGAAAATGACAAGACGTGATGAAATTGACGCAGAAATCAGGAATCAGGCCGTGCGCCTGTATTCGCGCTGCACCGCCCTGTTTGAGCTGCCGACAATGGTTTACTGGCAGATCATGCAGGATAACACCCTTCGGCACAAGCCGTACAGGGTCAGTGAGGAACACTGCAAGAAGATCATCCTTGCAATGCCGGAGTTTGATTAAGGAGTGAAAACTATGAATAAAAAAGAACGCCAGAGCGCTGCCGATGTAGAAGAAGCCCGTGCAAAGCTTCTTGAATGCTTTCCCGGCAGTTTCATCCGTGATTCTGACGATGTAGGGTACGAGTTTATTGCTCACCCGCGCACAAACCAGTCTTTCATCTTAGAGAATTGTCATTACGTTGAAGATATCGAAGCAAAGGTGTTGGAATGGCTTTCACGGGCAGCATTCAAAACCGCACCGTATTCGCAGGAGTGGCGAAACCGGAGGTTCCACGAATTTATTCTTGCGGGGGTCAATGCTTTTCTTGACACCGATTTCTCGGAAGAAGATATGGATCTGATCTATACCTATATGGGCAACGAAATAAGACACGGTCTCACCATGGCCTTTATCGACCACGACATGAGCATGAAGTGGCTGAGAGAGCATATCCCAACTGAAAGGACATCATGCACTACTCTTGAAGATGCTGAAGACGCTTTGGCTATCACCGCAACACCCACGAAAGAATGACCATCCGGCACCGGCTGAAAGGCTGGTGCTTAATTTTTTACTCCCTAAGAATAAAAATATACTGAAATAATATAAAAAACTATTTACAAAATAATTGAAAAGTAGTATAATAACTAATGTAGAGAGCACCACCAAACAAACAGGAGGAATAGAAAATGTTCAATCTCAACGACAGGGTCACTTCTTACAGCAGCCAGTGCATCGGCATCATCATCGAGAGCGTCACTTACACCGGACGCATCATCAAAGCCAATAAAAAGAGCTTCAAGGCTGAGTTTGACCACTTTGAGAAGAAGTCTGGAAGCCGCGTAGTCCGGGAAGGCTCCTGCAAGGTCGTTGAAACCTTCCGTTTTTGGAAAACCTGTTCTGATGGCCGTGTGATCTTTAAGAATGATCTTGGCGCAATTGTTACTCTGTAACCCCACCTGATGATGGCTGCCCGGCAGCAGCCGAAACCATTTTCGCCACGTCACGAAAATGGTCGTGGGAGCCACCCACAGAAAGGAGAACCGATATCGTGACCAAATATTACACCACTCAGGAGACCGCCAAAGCGCTGGGCGTTTGCTATTCGCGGGTCTTACAGCTTCGGAAGCAGGGTCTGCTGGATGCCTACTCTCACGGCGAGAAGGGCAGCAAGAGCAAGTTTTACTTCCGCGTTGAGGACGTTGAGCGCTACAAGCAGAGCCGGGACAACCCGGAGCAGCCGCCTTTGAGAAAGGTCAGCACAAGGGAGACCGCCTGATGAACGGGCGCAACAAGTACTGGCGGGAAGCCCGCTGGGACAAGAACCAGCCTGCACGGCTGGCACACATCAAAGAAAAGAGGTCGAAAAGGCATGATGAAGGTCGTACAGGGCACCTTCCGGCAGATTCCGTACTGGAAGCTGCGGGGGCGGTTCCACAGCTGCGGCTACCGCGATCAGGAAGTCGCTGAACATAGCGGCATTGGCCGGTACACTATGAGCGCCCGGATGAACGGGCACCAGCCGTGGACAAGTAAAGAGATCGCAGCAATTTGTGAACTGTTGGACATCCGGCAGGACGAGATCGGGGAGCTTTTCTTCCCGGAAGTGGGCAAGGAGGATGAATCCGCATGAGAATCAAATCTGGAGTTTGGTACTGGCTGGCAATGGCCTGCTTTGTGGTGGGCCTGCTGTACGGCCTGGGGCTGGAGGGCAGCTTTCAGACCCTTGGCACCGTCTCGGACGGTGCGTTCGTCACGGCTATGGTGCTGATTTTGCTGGCAATCTTCTTCATGCTGCAGGGCTTTGCAGCCGAAGCGCGTGAGAAGCGGCCCCGCAAGATTCACCATCAGCCCCAGAACACCGTGAAGAGCGGTAGAAAGGCGGGCTGAGCATGGCAGTCAACAACAATATGATCTACACCCGCGTCTGTGTTGACTGCGGGAAGGTGATGCGCAATGTGGGCCGCCGCGCGGAGCGGTGCCCGGAGTGCCGCGCTGTACATATCAGGGTGAAAGCTCTCGAAGCGAGCTACCGGGAGCGCACAGAGCAACTTATCCGCCAGCAGGAAGAGCGGGCCGGGGCAATCCATCAGGGCCTTGTGGACGACAACGAGCGCTTTACTGCAAGCGCAGGCACCTATGGTAAAGGCCGCATCAAAGAGATTTTGGCCGCACAAAAGAAAAAGCAGCCCGCCGGTGTTGGCGCACCGGCAGGCTGCAAGGGTTGATGGATTTTACAGGTCACATCAACCCGAAGATAACACATTTTCGGAGGTTTTACAAGATGGAAAAAAATTATGTCGAGATTCAGGGCCGCTTTTCGAGCGACGGCAAGTTTATGGACGGCAAGTACGTCCCCGGCATCGTTGACGAGCTGCTTGACAGCGTTTCGGGTGCATTCAACGACACTACCGGTCTGCACCGCCTGCGCGTCACGGTCGAGGTTGAAGATCTGGGCGCGGATGTCAAGTTCGGGAAGCCTGCAAGCGAAACGCAGCACTCCCCTGCCCTGCAGCGTTTGACCGCTGGAAAGCTGATTCCTGCACCGGACATCTCCCCTGCCGCCATTGACCCGGCACCGGAGGTAGCAGTATGAATCCGATGTATGATCTCGCCCTTGACGGCTACGGCCCGGCACTTGAGCCGCCGGACGATTACTATTTCCTGCCGCGATGGGCAGAACAGACCGAAGATCAGGAGGATGAAGAGTAATGGAAAGCACAAGCATTTACGCCGCTCTGGCCGCTGTGCAGAGCGAACTCAAGGCCCCGAAAGGGCAGATGAACACCTTCGGCGGGTACAGATATCGTTCCTGTGAGGACATTTTGGAAGCAGTGAAGCCTATTCTCAAGGCTCATGACCTGCTGCTTACGCTCTCCGATGAACCGAAGGTTCTTGAGGGGTGGCACTACATCGAAGCCACTGCAAAATTGGAATCTCTGGATGGTGGCTGCATTTCCGTGAAGGCATACGCAAGAGAGCCGGAGCAAAAAACCAAGATGGACGCTGCACAGGTGACGGGAACATCCAGCAGCTACGCCCGCAAGTATGCCCTGAACGGCCTGTTCTGCATCGACGATACCAAGGATGCCGACACGGACGAGTATCATGCGGCAGAAGGTCGAAACCCCGCAGGTGTGAACAAGCCGCAGAAGCAGCCTGCTCCGAAGCGTGAAGCTCCTGCTCCGAAGCGTAATGCTCCTGCCCCGAAATCGCAGCCTGTACAGGAACAGCCCTTTATCTGCGCCTGCTGCGGCAAACCACTTCAGCCGGTGACCTATAAGGGCCGCACCGTGGAACCGGCAGAGACCGCCGCCAGCACCAAGAAGAAGTTTGGGCGCATCCTGTGCTGGACGTGTGCCCAGAAGCAGCCGAAGGAGGGCTGATCTATGCTGAACACGATTGCAATTATGGGCCGCCTGACCTACACCCCAGAACTCCGCACCACCACAAGCGGCAAGGAGGTCTGCTCCTTTGACATCGCTTGCGAACGCAGCTACTCTGCAAACGGGCAGCGTGAGACGGATTTTATCCCCTGTGTGGCGTGGGGCAAGACGGCGCAGTTCATCTCCCAGTATTTCGACAAGGGCAGCATGATCGCCGTCAATGGCAGCTTGCAGACCCGGAAATATCAGGACAAGCAGGGCAACAACCGCACTGCCTATGAGATTCAGGTGCGTGAGGTCAGCTTTTGCGGCTCGAAAGCCCCTGACAGCACGTCTACACGGGGGTTTGATGAACAGACGGAAAGTTATGCCCGCGAAGCTAGAAACGCTCAGAGCGCCCAGCAGACGGCTGAGACCTGCACGGACGATTTTGCCGTTATCAACGACGATGAAGATTTGCCGTTCTGAGCGGAAGAAATGAGGGAGAGAAAAATGACAGCAAAAAGAAATATTATGCCGGAAGAGGTGCGCAATGCAAAGCTTCTTCTTAGTAAGGGCCTGTCAGATGCAGAGGTCGCATCCATTATCGGTCGTTCCGTGTCGGCAGTTGTCAATATCCGCAACGGTGCATACGACTTCATACTTGAGGATGTACCGGATGATAGCCGGGTGTGTATCCTGCTGAAATCTATCGACAGCCGCCTGTACCAGCAGAACGAAGACATGAAGAAGGCCATTGACCAGCTGGTGGGCCTGAACAGTGCCCTTGTTGAGCTTCAGAACGAGATCAAGGTGTGCAGTTCCTGCATGACGGCAATGCTGGATGCCCTGAACGACCTCAAGAGCCAGAACAGCCAGCAGGCTGAACCGGAAGCCACCCCTACGAAGTATCCGGGCAAGGATTTTGCGAACTGGGGAGAGGTTATTCGCCGTGTTGAGGTCTACGGTGACAAGTTCATTGCGGACAACCTGCGCGGAACCAAGGCCAGTCTGGACGGCGTTACGCTGTATCTGGCCTGCACCCCCAGCACGAAGAAGTTCCTCAAAAGCAGCGCTGTTGCAATCCCCCGCATCAAACAGCAGTGCCGGAACGTCATCGGCTACGGCGTAGAGGTTAAGATCATCGACCTGTAAAAACCAAAGAAAACCAAATGGTTTTTACGAAAAGCGTTTGGTTTTCAAAAACGGGAAGGAGGTGGTTAGTGGTGGACGATATCGAAATGGCTCGCCCAAAAGGCTTGTTGATACCCTTTGACAAGTTCGTAATCTTGGACATCCTTCCACCTGAGCAATACAAAAACGTGCTCACAAAAATGCGGCAGTATGTGGAGCACGGCAAAGAGCCGGAAGGGCTTGAGCCTATCGAACAGGTGGCCTTTGAATCCCTGCGCTCATTTATGGACGAAAACATAAAGACGTATCAACGTTCTATTCTTGCGCACCGAGAAGCAGGTCGAAAGGGCGGCAGACCAAAGAAAACCGACGAAAACCAAAAGGTTTTTGACGATAACCAAACGGAACCAATTGGTTTTTTTGAGAAACCAAACGAAACCAAAAGACCCCTAAAGTACAAAGTACAAAGTACAACAGATACTAAAGTATCTGATAGTAGTAGCGCTGAAGCGCTGCCCCCTACAACCAAGAACAGGTTTTCACCGCCGGATGTTGAAACGGTGAAAAGTTACTTTGCGGAGAAGGGCGGAACGGAAGGGCAGGCTATTCGGTTCCATGCCTATTACGAGTCCAACGGCTGGAAGGTGGGCCGGAATCCCATGAAGAACTGGAAGGCTGCAGCATCCGGGTGGATATCCCGTGACCGGGAGCAGCAACCGAACAAGCCTGCACCGGGCAATACATCCAGATCTGCAGCGGATGTCTATGCAGACATCTTCAAGGGGGTGATTTGATTGACGATGGAGAAGATCATCGAACTGCTGGCCGTGGCAGATGGCTATTTCGGCAAGCCCCAAACAGACGAGAGCCGGAAGGCGATTTCCACTGTCTGGGCAAAGTCAGACCTTCGGACGGCCCCGGATGATATCGCAGAACAGGCGTTTTACGATGTCATACAGCACTGCAAGTGGCAGGACAAGCTGCTTCCTGACTGGCTGGAGCGGATTCAGAAGATTCAGGGAGAGCGGCTCATGACAGAGCGTTGCATGCATTCACACCGTAAGTTGCAGAAGATGCTGAAAGCCCGCGTAGAGCGGAAGCTTTTGAAAGAATAGCCCGCATATGGCGTTCAGAGCGTCCTGCACGGCTCCCTGAACGCGGTTTTAGGGCAAACCGGAAAAGTTATACTGCAAAACGCAAAACGCCGTTCAGGGCCATTTCTCGTGTCCTGAACGCATGGAGGTAAAAAGCACTATGAACCTGTATGAGATCAACTCGCAGATTTTGGACTGCATCGATCAGGAGACCGGCGAAGTTATGGACATCGACCGGCTGGAAGAGCTGAACATGGCAAAGGCAGAGAAGGTGGACAACATCGCCTGCTGGGTAAAGAATCTCGAAGCCGATGTTGCGGCCTTTGAAGCGCAGGAAAAGGCTTTTGCTGACCGCAAGGCAGCCGCAAAGCGCAAGATCGACAGTCTCAAGCACTATCTGACCGATGCTCTGGGTGGGCAGAACTTCAGCAGCGACCGGTGCGCGGTGAGCTTTCGCCGCAGCAAAGCGGTCAGCGTGCTGGATGAAGCTGCCGTCCCTGCCGAGTACATGACCGAGATGACCACCCGCACACCCAACAAGACGGCCATTGCGGCCCTGCTCAAGACCGGCACGGCAGTGCCCGGCTGTGAGCTGGTTGAGCGTGTGAACCCGTCCGTGAAGTGAGGGGGGATCCAGATGAAGCGGAAATATCTTGATGTTGAAACCCTGAAGCAGCATCTTTTCATGGAGGCCACTCTGGGCTACCTCAAGACATTGGCTGATGTGAACAGGGTTATTGATGCTCTTCCTGAAGCTGACCCGCAGGAAATGGCCCGCCAGCTCTGGAGAGATGCAAAGAAAGACCCGCCTGACCCGAATGTTGATGTCATCGTGTACTGTTCCGATGGTGCTATCTTGACCGCATTCATGTATGAAAACGGAGATTGGGCTGAGAACAGAGAGTGCATTCCTCTGGATGATGTCACCCACTGGATGCCTAACATCACAGGCCCTGAACTGGAGGAAAAGAACAATGGGTGAATTCGGAAGCCGCCAGCCGCGCGGAAAAGCGGCGATGGCTGAAAAGAAAATTTCCGACTACCTGCCCAAAACTGAGATTTTGGGCCAGCTTACGGAAGAACTGGCGGAAGCCTCTGCGGCTGCATCGAAACTGCTTGTCTGGCTGTTGCGCGATCACCCCATAGCTCTTGCAGCAACTACCGCTTTTATGATTTGGATGCTTGCTGTGGCTCTGATCTACAAAGTAGGAGGTGCACCGTGATTGAAGTCGAACAGCTTTCACTTTTCACGATGCTGTCCCCTGTTCCGCCTGCCGTAGCGGTCTGCTGCATGGATGGAAGCCGGGTTGATGCTGCACCTGCAGAAAGCTGGATGCAGCGGCTTGTGCAGGGCGGTGAGTATGTCGTTCAGGTCGCTGGTCATCCGATGGTGCTCAGACCGGCAGATGGCACGGAAGAAACCATTCCGGACGGACACAGGTATTATCACTACACAATCGGGAACCGCCTGTTTTCGGGCGTTTTTGTGGGGAGAGCCAAAGCGTAACGGCTCGCAATATATGGGAGATGAAAACGTGACATACAAAGAATTTTTGGAGCGCAAAATCGACATTGCGCCCCTGTCAGGCATTGAGATTGACCCCGCAGAGGTCAACCCGGTGCTGAAAGATCACCAGCGCGTGAGCGTCCTGTGGGCGCTGCGCGGCGGTCGGCGCAGCATCTTTGCCCGCTTCGGTCTGGGCAAGACGGTCATGCAGCTGGAATGGTGCAGAATCCTTCAGAAGCACGAGGGAGGCCAGACACTCATTGTGATGCCGCTGAACGTAATGCCGGAGTTCCGGGCAGATGCGGTCAATCTGCTGGGCATGGAAGAACCGCCCTACTGCAAGACCATGGCCGAGGTGGAGGCCAGCACGGCCCCCATCATCCTGACCAACTACGAGAGGGTTCGCGATGGCGATATTGACCCGCACCGCTTCACGGCGGTCAGTCTGGACGAGGCTGCAACGCTGCGCAGCTTCGGCAGCAAGACCTACCAGAGCTTCATGCTCAAGTTCAAGGGCGTGAAATATAAGCTGACAAACACCGCGACCCCGGCCCCGAACCGGTTCAAAGAGCTGATTCACTATGCGGGCTTTCTGGAAGTGATGGACACCGGACAGGCGTTGACCCGCTTTTTCAAGAGGGACAGCACCAAGGCCAACAATCTGACCTTGTATCCTGGCCGCGAGCGCGAGTTCTGGATCTGGTGCGCCAGTTGGGGCCTTTTCCTGCAAAAGCCGAGCGACCTCGGATTCTCGGATGACGGCTATTCACTGCCGCCGATGGATATCCGATACCACAAGCTGAACAGCCTTGACCGGCCCGCCGAGTTTGAAGCGGACGGCCAGATGAAGCTCGGCCATGATGCCGCCATGGGCTTGTCGGATGCAGCCAAGGAGAAAAGGGACAGCATCGATATTCGCGCCGCCGAGGTAGCCCGCATCATTGCGGAGGCACCGCCGGACGAGCATTTTGTGGTCTGGCACGATTTGGAGGACGAGCGCAAGGCGCTCAAAAAGGCCGTGCCGGAGATGGTCGATATCTACGGCAGCATGGAGCTGGAAACCAGAGAGCAGCGGGTCATGGACTTCGCACAGGGCCGCACCCGCATCTTCGGAACCAAGAAAAGCCTGTCCGGTTCCGGCTGCAATTTCCAGCGCCATTGCCACCGCGCCATTTTCATGGGCATCGACTACGAGTTCAACGACTTCATTCAAGCCATTCACCGCATCTACCGTTTCCTGCAAAAGTCCCCGGTCATCATCGACATCCTGTACATGGACACGGAGACGGAGGTGCTGCTGGCGCTGCAACGCAAGTGGAGACAGTACGATGAACTGAGCGAGCAGATGGAGGAAATCATCAAAGAATACGGTCTCGGTAGCCTTGCGCTTGAGACCCTGAAGAGAACGATAGGATGTGAGAGAGTGGAAGTCAAGGGAAACAATTACACGGCCATCAACAACGACTGTGTGGAAGAAGTCCGGAACTGGCCAACGGACAGCATTGACCTGTATGTGACTAGTATCCCGTTCGGAAACCATTACGAATATTCGCCCTCGTACAATGACTTCGGCCATAACCCGGATGATGCAGAGTTCTTCCGTCAGATGGACTATCTGACCCCGGAACTGCTGCGCACCCTGAAGCCGGGTCGCGTGGCTGCAATCCATGTGAAAGATCGCGTGGAGTTCGCCAACGTCACCGGCCTTGCAGCGCCGACCATTGAGCCGTTTCACGCGGACTGTATCGCTCATTTCCGGAAGCATGGGTTCGCCTATTTCGGAATGATTACGGTTGTCACGGACGTTGTCCGGGAGAATAACCAGACCTACCGTCTGGGATGGACGGAGCAGTGCAAGGACGGCACGAAGATGGGTGTTGGCTGCCCAGAATACATCCTGCTGTTCCGCAAGCTGCCCACCGATTGCAGCCGTGGATATGCCGATACGCCGGTGAAGAAGTCCAAAGAGGAATACACCCGCGCCCAGTGGCAAATTGACGCTCACGCATTCTGGCGCAGCAGCGGCGACCGGCCTTTCACCCGCGAGGAACTGGAAAAAATCCCGACCTCCAAGCTGCAAAACGTATACCGCAAGTTCAGCCGGAACAGCGTCTACTCCTACGAGGAACACGTCAAGCTCGCGGAAAGTCTGGACAAGGATGGCCGTTTGCCGTCCACGTTCATGGTGGTCGCTCCCGGCTCGTGGGACATGACCGTCTGGGACGATATCAACCGGATGCGCACCCTAAACACCACCCAGAGCCAGCGGCGGCAGAACCTCCACGTTTGCCCGCTTCAGATCGACATCGTGCAGCGCCTGATTGAGCGGTACAGCAACGAGGGCGAGCTGGTAGCTGACCCCTTTGCGGGGCTGTTCACTGTGCCGTATGAGGCCGTGAAGATGAACCGCAGAGGCAAGGGCGTGGAGCTGAACCCGGATTATTTCCGTGACGGCGTGGGCTATCTGGAATCTGCGGATGCAGAAAAGGATGCACCCACTCTGTTTGACCTGTTGGAGAATGGAGCTTGAACATGAGCAATGACAACATGAGCTGGAATGCCGAGCATTATGTAGATCCGACCCCCTGCGCAGCCATGCGCAACATCTGCCGGGACGAGTACCAGAAGGAAGCCGCCAGGCTTGACAGAATCGGAGACATCGTTCCCCTGCTGCGCCAGATGGCAAATATCGCAGGGTTTGAAATCATAGGCCGCATCCCGCTGAGGGACAAGGCCACCGGAAAGGAGTACAGGTAATGGAAAGAGCTGAAGCGATTATCGCCGCCTGTCGCGATACGATGTTGACCACATTGGAAAAGATCGGCGGCCAGAGCCTTATTTGCTCGTGGACCCGTCAGGACGGCTCCGTCGTGAAGCTGGCGCTGGAAATCAGAACGAGCGATCAGACCACGATCGGAGACGCTATCCGTGACATGGATGACGAAGAAATGGCCCGGAAGCTGGTTCCGGCGGTTCTGGCCTTGTGCGACGACGGCGCGCCGTCCGAAGATACCGTCCGCGACTGGCTGGAACGCCCGCAAAGCGATCTCAAGGTCTGAAATACAAACACAGTTACATAAACCGCTGCTGATTATACAAGTAGCGGCACGGAGGATGAATACATGTCACAGCATTACAAGATTGACTGCGACAAGGTTGAGGACCGGAAAGCGCTGGTTGTCGTCCTGTCGATGAACGGCTACACCGTCCGCGTGGGAAAGGAAAAGCGCAGCGGCAAATCTACTTTGACCTATTTTGTGGAGTATTGGAGGGGCGACGATGAATGATCAAGCGAAATCTAACCCTGAAACCGACACTATGAGTCCGGAGGACATGGCCCATTATTTGATGGATTTTTGCCATTGCCACTTGGCGGCTGGAAATGGCTGCCCGGGGTGCCCGTTCGATAAGCCGACCAGTAACGATGGCGATGGAGAATGCCGTCTCGGTGTTCCTTCCGACTGGGACTTTTGAGGAGGAGAAGTGAAGCATGAAAACCGAAAAGAGAATGGTCTGCTTTATCGCAGCAGCTGTGCTGCTGATTCTGACGCTGTGGTTTACATCCTGCGGTGCGACCACTGCCGAGGCAGGAGCTGAAAGAAAGCCATGCTACCATGTCACGGTATACTCCCCGGAAATTGAAAAAGTTGGCTATGCCGGTAGGCGTAAGCCGAAGTACACCATTACCGTGGAGGACTTTGGCGAGCTGTTGCCTGACCCAAAGCTATCTGCTGAGCGTGAGTATCAGCTCCTGCAAATCCCTCTGGAAGATGGCCGCTTTGAACTGGTGTCTACCTCGCTGGTAGAAATCGAGTATTACTGAGAGGAGGCGCGAGCGTGAAAGCTGTGTTGTTGAGCATCCAGCCGGTATGGTGCAGCAAGATCGTCCTGAAAGAAAAGACCGTGGAGGTACGCAAGACGAAACCGGAGGGCGTGAAGCCTCAATTCAAGTGCTACATCTACTGCACGAAAGAACAGTCGAAGATGGGGTGGCTGCGAATCGTCCCCGGCAGAGGCTGGCAGCGGTTGGATGGTACGGTCATTGGCGAGTTCGTCTGCGACAAGATTTGGGAGCTTGCACCGATATGCCGCGCCCCGGATGATGTCGAAGAAATGGCTTGCATGGACAGAGACCGCATTGTCCGCTACCTGAACAAGTGTCACGGCTGGGCGTGGCATATCTCCGACCTGAAGATTTATGACCAGCCGCGCGAGCTGCGGGTATTCACAGGCTTGCAGAGTACACGGTTCGGTATGCGGCCTGTGGAGATCACTCGCCCGCCCCAGAGCTGGCGCTATGTGGAGGAATTGAGCAATGAATAACCGAAGAACGGCGGCCAGTATTCGCCGCAGCTATACCGGTGCAAGAAGCCGCGCAGAGGGCGAAGGCTTTGAGCACATCATTGACAATGCCTGCGCCTATTACAGATCCATCGGCCTTGCAGACATCGAAAAGACCCCAGAACCGATGCGTCCGATTGGAAGCCCGGACCGTGCTGGCCGGTTCCTTGCTTGCTACACGAAACAGGCCCAGCCGGACTACAAAGGCGTTCTCAAAGGCGGAAGAGCCATCAATTTTGAAGCAAAGCACACTGACAGTGACCGGCTGACCTTTGATCGTGTGTTGACCGCGCAAGCGCTTCGTTTGAGCCGCACAGAAGCTCTCGGAGGTGTCGCCTTTGTACTATGCTCATTTAGCGGCAGGGCTTTCTACCGCGTCCCGTGGGCCGTATGGAAGGACATGAAACGGCTGTTTGGCCGTAAGTACATCACCCAATCAGACATTGAAATTTACCGCGTCCCGTTTGCAGCACCCGGAGTGCTGCTGTTTTTGGAAGGAGTAAAGGAGGAACAATGATCCGCACATGGACACCTGAAAGCGAGAACGAAAAGCCACCTAAGAATGAAAAGGCCCAGCTGGTGCGGGCATGGTTTGAACGACTGCCAAGAATGCGGGCACAGATTCAGCAGCAGGAAGAGCGCATTGTAGATCTACAGTGCATCGCTACCGCCACCACATCCAGCGTTTCAGCTGCACCTGGTCGTTCTGGAACCAGTGACAAGGTGGGGAACGGTGGCGCGGCCATTGTGGAAGCAGAGGAAAAGCTGGCTGCCCTCAAGTGCGAGTATGTGGAGATGCAGAAGGCGGCCATTGATACGGCATATCTGCTGAATGCTGACACGGCATCCATCCGCCGCAGCAAGTGCATCATCCTGTGTTATGTTGAGGGTAAGACCCGTGAGCAGGCCGCCGCTGAGGTGGGCTTTGCACAGGCACACACGGCATCCAGAGCCATCACAGTAGGGTTTGAGGCCCTTGCAGAGATCTGGGAAGCAACACCTTTTTGCGATTTTGACGAAAGTGCATAAAAAACGCGTGATTTTTTGTACAGCTTCGGGTATGTACGCGGTATGTACAGAAACCGTGCGAAAGTGATTGAATAGTACCATCGGCAATGCCGGAAAGGCAAACCGATACACGCAGTCTCCGAAACGAACCTCCATGATAATTTTCCTCCTTTTGGCTTTGCAGGCATTTTTCTCTCTTCACGTTTCGCGGACTGCGCATCTATGCGATATGTGCAAATGGACACCCCACCGAACCGGGAGATGGGATGCGGTTCGATTCCGCAATATCGCGCCATTTGCCGCCTGAGCGCAGTTTGGAGCGCGGCGCGTGTGTGTAGACACGGCTGGTTCGATTCCAAGGGCGGCTTTTTACTCTGGTAGCTCAATTGGCAGAGCGATGGTCTCCAAAACCGTAGGTTGCAGGTTCAAGGCCTGCCCAGAGTGCTTGCGTGCCCTATGAGGGGGCCGCGCGATAGCGGGGCATCTGGCCGCGAAAGTTCCGGATGCAGCAGCACCCGCCCGTTTTACGCCTGTCCGTCAAACTGAATGCATGGGTGCTGCTTATTTTTTTGATATCTTTGCCGTTCGGTTTTCCGGGCGGCTTTTTATTTGGAGAAAAAAGATGATTCAGAAAGAACTGCTGAAAATGCCGGTCTCCGATCTGGTGCCGTATGAGAACAACCCTCGCGTCATCTCACCGGAAGCCGTGAACGCCTGCGCGGAAAGCATGCGCCAGTGCACCGCGCTGGACCCCATTGAGGTGGACGAGAATAACGTCATCCTCAGCGGACACACCCGCCGCCTCGCTCTGATGCAGCTCCATGTGGACACCGCTGACGTGGTGCGCTACACCGGTCTGACCGAAGAGCAAAAGCAGAAATACCGCATCCTCGCAAACAAAACCGGTGAAATGACCGGCTGGGACTTTTCCAAGCTGGAACAGGAACTTGCCGAGGTTGATTTCGGAGATTTCGACTTCAACTTCGACAGCGAGGCACCGGACGATATCTTTGACGATTCGACCGACCTTCGCAGCGAGTATGACGAGCCGCACGATGACAAGCTGATTTGCCCCTGCTGCGGCCACATCGACCTGAAAGCCAAGTTCAAAAAATTTGAAGGAGTCGCTGGAGATGAACAAAACGGTGAGGATTGAAAATATTCCTCAGTGCTTTGGAAAACAACACCGCTCGTCTGGATGAACTGGGGTCGATGCACTACAACCTGATGTCCTACTACTACATCCCGAAGAACCCCAAAAGAGCACTGGGCATCATCGAGCAGAGCGAGCGCATCATGATAGATTCCGGTGCGCACACCTTCCAGAAGGGCAAGACAAAACTCAACTGGGAAGAATACACGGAATCCTATGCGCGTTTCATTCGTGAAAATGACTGTAACAAAATCGTTGGTTACTTTGAGATGGACGTGGACAAGGTCATCGGCCTTGAGCGCGTCATAAAGCTGCGTAGACGGCTGGAACAGGAAACGGACAAGATTATTCCTGTCTGGCACAAAGGGCGCGGAATAGAAAACTTCTACCGGATGTGCGAAGAGTACAGCGGCAGGGTCGTTGCAATTACTGGGTTCAAAAATGAGGACATCAAAGATGACCAGTATGCGCAATTCTTGAAGATAGCGTGGCAGCACAACTGCCGTGTTCACTGTCTGGGCATGACCCGGAAGGACATCTTGAAGAAGGTTCCCTTTGACTATGTGGATAGTTCCAGCTGGACGCAGGGCGTTCTATATGGCCGTTTGGGAAGCCGAAAGCTGAAAAACGAAGATACTGCCGAAAAACGCGCCGTCATGCGGCAACGGCAGTGGGAAGCTGCATATAAGGAGGCAATGAAGATGCAGGAATACTACGAACGTTACTGGTTTACTGCAACCACCCGACTGAAAAATTCTCTGGGGGGGGGTACTGATTATGCTGCACAGTAAAATCAAGCCCCTTATCTATGCCGCCATGACTGCGGCCATCTATTATGTCCTGTGCGTGGCTATCGCGCCCCTGAGTTATGGACAGATTCAGTGCAGGATTTCCGAGGTTATCCTGCTGTTCTGTATGCACAACACGTTCGCAGTCTATGGTTACACCCTCGGATGCGCACTGGCAAACCTGACCTCCCCGCTGGGCATCCTTGATGTCATTGTCGGTTCTCTGGCAAATCTGATTGTCGGTTCCTTCGCTCGCAAGTGCGGCAAGGCGCTGCCGACTGTCCTGTTTGGCGCTGTGTTCAACGGTATCGTAGTAGGCGCAGAGCTGTCCATCGTGTACGGTTCTCCGTTCCTGCTGAATGCTGTGTGCGTGGCAGCGGGCGAGGCTGTTTCTCTTTTGGTGGGCGCTCTGCTGTACCATCTGGTGGGCAAGCGCCTTGAAAGCATTTGGAGGTGAGTTGCGATTGGCCGCAAAGGTAAGTTTGAGCAGTGGTTAGAGCCGGAAGGTCTGGCACTGCTTCGCGGATGGGCAAAAGACGGCCTGAAAGACAAGCAGATTGCCGAGAATATAGGCTGCTCAATATCGACCCTCTGCGAATGGAAAAACCGATTTCCTGAATTTTCGGAAGCACTAAAAAAGGGCCGGGACGTTGCGGACTACATCGTGGAGAATGAGCTATTCCAGAGCTGCCAGACGCGCACTGTGACGGTCAAGAAGCCCGTCAAGGTCAAGACCGTAAAGGTAGACGGCAAGAAACGGCTGGAAGAAGAACGCATTGAGTATGCGGAGGAAGAGGTCGTTGTCCCGGCCAACACCACGGCACAGATATTCTACCTGAAGAACCGGAAGCCGGACAAGTGGAAGGACAAGCCACAGGAGAACACGACCGAAGCCCAGAATAACGATATGCAGACCCTTGCCGACTTGCTGCAACGGCCTGTTCCAAACCGCGATATCAAGGACTTTGAAGAATGAACATTCCGGCTCCATTTTCTGAAAACCAGATGCGGTTCTTCTGGAACTGCTTCGACCATTGGTTCAACGTTGCAGAGGGCGGCAAACGTGGCGGCAAGAACGTGCTTATTACGATGGCGTATTGCACCATTCTGGAAAAGCATCCCAGCAGAATACACCTCATTGCGGGTGTGTCTACTGCGACCGCCCGGCTGAACATTCTGGACTGTGACGGCTTTGGCCTGAAAAATTACTTTGAGGGCCGCTGCCGTGAGGGCACCTACCAGAACCGCGACTGTCTGTACATCCAGACTGCCACCGGCGAAAAGGTGGTGCTGGTGTCTGGTGGCGGCAAAGCCGGTGACGAAAAGCTCATCAAGGGCAACACCTACGGCACCGCGTACATCACCGAAGCCAATGAATGCAGCGAAACTTTCATCAAGGAAGTATTCGACCGTACCCTGTCCAGCCCGGACAGAAAGGTATTTCACGACCTGAATCCCAAGGCAGAGGGTCACTGGTACTATGAAAATATCCTGAATCTGCACGAAAAGAAGCAGAACGAGAACCCAGAATACGGCTTCAACTATGGGCATTTCACAATTGCCGATAACATGAGCATTTCGGACGACCAGCTCCGGGCTGTGCTTGCAACCTACGACCGCAGCACGGTCTGGTATGCCCGTGATATCCTCGGTAAAAGGAAAGCTGCCGAGGGCCTTGTATACCCTTTCTTCTCCGCCGGGCAGGACACCTACCTCTTTCACGGTGATGCTTCCCACATCGATGGGCAGTTTTACGTGTCCATCGACTACGGCACGCACAACCCCTGCAGTATGGGCCTGTGGGTCATTCATGATGGCAAGGCCCTGCGCATCAAGGAAAGCTATTTTGACAGCCGTGCCGAGCGTGTGCAGCGCACGGACGAAGAGCACTATGCCGAGCTGGAACGCCTGACCAAGGGTTATTACATTCAGGCGGTGGTGGTTGACCCGTCCGCTGCTTCCTTCATCGAGACCATCCGGCGGCACGGCAAGTATCTTGTGATCCCCGCTGATAACGACGTGCTGAACGGCATCCGCTGCGTGGCATCCCTGATGCAGGCCGGGCTTGTGACCATTCACGAAAGCTGCACGGCATCCCGCCGGGAGTTTGGCCTGTACTCTTGGGACGACAAGGCGAAGGAAGATCGTGTCGTCAAGGAGAACGACCACGCCATGGACGACATCCGCTATTTCTGCTATACGATACTGGCCCCGCTGATCCGTTGGGCAGATTGGAGACGAAAGTAATGTTTGACAGACTGCTTTTCTGGCTGCGGGAGAAAGCGCGGCTGCTGTTCGGTGAAAATACCACTGTAAGCGCCAGCGTGTCCTACAGCATGGAGAATGCGATCATCCTGTGGGCGCAGATGTACGATACCGGCGGGCCGTGGTGCCACGGCGGCAAGAACGCCCTGCACAGCCTGAAGCTGGCCCAGAGTGTTGCATCGGAGCTGGCCCGTCTGACCACGCTGGAAATGGAATGCATTGTTTCCGGCAGTGTCCGCGCCGACAGCATCAACACCATGCTGCAGCCTTTCATTGCAGATCTGCGCACCCCGGTGGAATACGGCTGTGCGCTGGGCGGCATCCTGTTCCGGCCTTTCCTCGATGCACAGGGCTGCATCCAGATCGATGCTGTGCAGGGGGATTGCTTCTGCCCTACCAGCTTTGACAGCTCTGGCCGCATGACCGGGGCTATTTTTTATGACCATCTGGTGCGCGGCAACCGCATTTACACTCGTCTTGAAGATCACGAGTTTTCCGGCAGCACGTACAGCATCACGGTCAAGGCGTTCCGCTCCATGACCAGTACAGACCTCGGCATCGAGGTGCCGCTGACCGATGTACCGGAATGGGCCGCGATCTCGCCGCACACCGAGTTCTCCGATGTAGACCGTCCGCTTTGGGGCTATTTCAGAGTGTCCAGCGGAAATTCCACTGATCGGCACTCCCCGCTGGGCGTGAGCGTTTATGCCGCTGCTGTTGACACCATCCATGATGCCGATGAACAGTATGGGCGGCTGCTGTGGGAGTATGACGGCGGGCAGCTGGCCCTTGACGTTGACCAGACCGCCCTGCGGCCCGACATCAACGGCGAGAGCGTTATGCCGCAGCGTGAGCAGCGCCTTTACCGCAACTGGTTGAACGGCAGTTCCGGGGCCAATGGCCGGAACCTTTACGAGGTGTTTGCCCCTGCCCTGCGCGATGAAAGTTATCGTCGGGGGATGGATGCCATGCTCAAGCGGGTGGAGTTCCAGTGCGGCCTTGCCTACGGCACCCTGTCTGACCCGCAGAACGTGGACAAGACCGCCGAGGAGATCAGGAGCAGCAAGCAGCGCAGCTACACTACCGTCAAGGATCTGCAGCGGGCGCTGGGCAATGCGCTGACCGATCTGGTATACTCCATCAGCAAGCTGCTGGATGCCCAGTGGAACAGCGACGCAGCCGTTTCCCCGCCGGGCGACTGCAACGTGACCTTTGACTTTGACGACAGTATCATCTCTGACCCCAAGGAGCGCAAGCAGATGTATTGGGGCTACGTTACAGCAGGCAAGTTCCCGTTCTGGCGGTATCTGGTCGAGTTTGAGGGCTACAGCGACGACGATGCCAAGGCCATTGCCGCCGAAGCGAATGCCGAGAACCGCAGCCCTGAAGCCCTCACCTTCGGGGGTGCCTGATGCTGCCGCCGTCTACCCTCGACCAGATGCCGGATGCCTTTGTGCAGCTCTGGCAGCAGGTCGAGGATGATATCCTGCGGGACGTGGCCCGGCGCATCTCCAAAATGGAAGCCCTGACCCCCACCGCCAACTGGCAGCTGTGGCGCTACCAGCAGACCGAAGCGGTGCGCAATGATGTGGTGAAGCTGCTGGCCAAGTACACCGGCAAGAGCGAAACGGCCATCCGCAAGCTGCTTTTGCAGGCTGCGACCGAAGCCATGGAGCGTGAAGATGCGATCTATTACCACTACGACATGGAGCCGACGCCCTTTGAAGAGAGCGCTGCGCTGAACAATTTGCTGGATGCCGGTGCGCGGCAGACTTGCGGCACGTGGCAGAACCTCACCGCCACCACGGCAAACACCGTCACAGGGGCCTTTGAACGCACACTGGACGCTGCATGGCTCAAGGTGAGCACCGGTGCCTTTGACTACAAAGCCGCCGTCAAACAGGCTGTGGACAGCCTTGCAGACGAAATGCCCATGGTCACATACCCCAGCGGGCATAAGGACAGCATCGAGGTGGCCGCCCGCCGTGCCATCCTGACCGGCGTGAACCAGACAGCTGGCAAGCTGCAGGTGGCCCGCGCCGACGAGATGGGCGTGGAGTTCTTCGAGACCACCGCCCACGGCGGGGCACGACCTTCCCACGCTGAGTGGCAGGGCAGGCAGTTCCACCGGGGCGGCGCGGTCGATTACAAGGGCAAGCACTACCCGGACTTTGAAGCCGC